CACAAATCCTTTATCACTTGGCCGAAAATCCCGACTTTGCCAGGAAACTTGGCGAAGGTTCAGTCATTCAAGCCCTTCGACAAATCGGCAGACTTGAGGTGCAGTTTGAGAAAACCGCCCCCAAAGCCAGCGACCCCGACGTGAAATCGACCGCGGTGAAATCAAAAGCGCCAGCGCCAATCAGCCCGATTCGCGGTGCGCTTTCCAAGACGGACAATAACCTGGATGCCGACGGCAATTTCCACGGTACATTTGCCCAATGGAAAGCAGCCCGCCAAAACAAGCAGATTCGCTGACAATCAAACCCTTTTCAATTAGGAAAACAAAATGTCTGGAAATAATTTACTGACGATTTCAAAAATCACCAATGAAGCATTGATGGTTCTTGAAAACGAATTGACGTTCACCAACAACGTCACCCGCGAATACGACGACCAATTTGCTGTCACCGGCGCCAAAATCGGTAACACTTTGAACGTTCGTCGTCCTGGCCGATTCATCGGCACAACCGGCCCCGCCCTAAATGTGGAAGACTTCAACGAAACCAGCGTACCTGTAACCTTAAGTACTCAGTTTCACGTCGACACCCAATTTACGAGCCAAGATTTGGCGTTGTCTTTGGATATGTTCAGCGACCGCGTGTTGAAGCCCGCTGTTGCCGCCATCGCCAACAAAATGGACTTGGACGGCCTGACAATGGCGAAAAACAACGTGGCCAACATCGTTGGAACCGCTGGTACGCCCCCAACTGGTTTGATTACCTATTTGACGGCAGCCGCTTACCTGGACAGCGAAGGCGCACCCCGCGACGGCCGCCGTTCATGCGTGGTGGAACCCTTCACTTCCGCAACCATCGTTGACAGCCTGAAAGGTTTGTTTGTTCCTTCCGACGTGATCGGCAAGCAATACACCAAAGGCATGATGGGCCGCGATTCCGCTGGTATGAACTGGTACATGGATCAAAACGTTGTGAACCAAACCTTTGGTTCTTACAGCGGCAAAACCTTGTCCGTGGCCACCAACACCACTTCGTTTGGCATTGCCACCGGTTGGGCGCAATTTGGTACTTTGCAACTTGTTGCATCTGCCGGATTGACTTTGAACCAGGGCGACGTAATCCAAATCGCTGGCGTTTACGCTGTCAACCCCCAAAACCGCGCTGCCTACGGTTCCGGCAAACTTCGCAACTTTGTTGTGCAAGCAACCACCGCCGTGGCAACTGGTGGCGGCACGGCCGTGACTGTATCGCCCGCGATCATCACCGGCGGCCAATTCCAAAATGTGACCGTGACCAGCACCAGCGGAACCGCTGTTGTGACTCCGTTCAACAACACCGGCACAGTCAGCCCGCAAAACTTGGTATTCCACAAGAATTTTGCGACCCTGGCGACCGCTGATTTGGAATTGCCTGACGGGGTTCATTTTGCTGGTCGTGCTAGCGATAAAGATTTAGGTCTTTCCATCCGTGTAGTACGCCAGTATACAATTAACAATGATTCTATTCCTACGCGCCTTGATGTGTTGTATGGATGGGCGCCTTTGTACCCTGAACTTGGTTGCCGCGTTGCAGCCTAAAGAAACGGGGGCGGTTTCGGCCGCCCTTCATTAACCTTATTTGGAGAAATTAACATGAGCAATCCAGGGCCAGCATCAACCCAAACGAACACCCCAACAAATTTGGCAACCAACCAGGCTTTGCGCCTGATTGCGTCGGCCCAAGGTGTTAACTTGAATTCTGTCGCCGATACCATTGCCCCCATTTTGGTGGCTGGTGACGTCAGCGTTCAAAGCATCATCGTTGCCAATGCAAGCATTGACCTGACGACCGCGCAACTTGCTGTTTACACCGGCCCAGGCGCCACCGGCACGGCTGTTAAGTCGGCCTACGCGTTGACCGGCAACAGCACCAACGCCAAAGTGGTTGTGACCGCTGCAACGTCAACCGATTCGATTACAGGCACACCCCTGTATATTCGAAACACTACCGCCCAGGGCGCAGCGGCCACCGCCGACGTGTTCATTTACGGGTATGACCTGACGTTCTTGCCTTAACATGGCGTGAAATGAAAAAGGGCCGCCCCCAAAAAGGGTGGCTTTTTTTCTATGGTAAGCACTATAATTTTGAAAACACGGGAAAGGGTAAAAAATGGTAAATCTTGAAGCCATCCGGCCAAGCGGGCCAACTTATGCGCTTGATTTAACTTCATCGGCGTCAGCGGCTTTGCTGATTACGCCTTCGACCAACGATCAAACAAATTACGTGATTCTTTTAAACACCGGAACCGACAAGGCGGCCGTTACGATGGCGCCTGAATCGGCCAACTTGGTGACGCCGACAATTGCCAGCACCGGCAATTCCGGTTCCTTCGTGTTACCTGGCAGCATGAATTTTCCCATTGTGATCGCAGCCCCCAAAGGCCCGTTCTACATTAAAGGGATTAGCAGCGGCACAAACACACTTTACATTACCCCCTGCCAAGCAGATTAAGGGGGCGCCATGTCGAACAGCACCGCTGTTACGAACACGACGAACATCAAACCGGTTCAGGGGCTTTTCCAGCCTGAACCGACGTTTGACTTAATTGCGTTTGTTGGCCCCGCGGGGACTTTGTTTTTCCCGCCCATCAACCCGATTCAATCGGGTTTGACCATTACCAACAGCACGATTGACAGCAGCGTTATTGGTGGAACATCACCGGCTGCCGGTTACTTCACCAGCATTTATGCCGTCACCGGCCAGGTGGCCACGTCACCCATCGGCGACACCGACATTGCAAACAAAGCCTATGTCGATTCCGTCGCCCAGGGCTTGGACGTTAAAGCATCGTGCGTTTACGCGACCACAAACAACATCACGTTGTCCGGCCTGGCTGTCCAGGCTGGTGGCGATTGGGTTGCCACGCTGACCGCGGGCGACCGCATCCTGGTCAAAAGCCAAACCAACCAGGCAGCCAACGGAATTTATGTGGCCAGCGCCAGCGGATGGACGCGCAGCGCCGACATGAACACCTGGGCCGAAGTGCCAAGCGCGTTCACGTTTGTGGAATCAGGGACAACCCTAAGTGATACCGGTTGGGTTTGCACATCCAACCAGGGCGGCACAATTGACGTGACGCCAATCACTTGGTCGCAGTTTTCGGGCGCTGGTTCTTATTTGGCCGGAACAGGGTTAACCCTGACAGGCAACACATTCAGCATCACCAACACCGCGGTGACCGCAGCCGCATACGGTTCGGCTTCCCAGGTGGCCACGTTTACCGTGAACCCCCAGGGCCAATTGACTTTGGCGGCCAGCACTAGCATTGCAATTGCTGCCACGCAAATTACCAGCGGCACGATTGACAGCGCCAGGTTGTCAGGTTCTTACACCGGAATTACGGGGTTGGGGACTTTGTTGGATTTGACCGTGACCAACACAATCACGGGTTCGATTTCAGGCAACGCGGGGACGGCTACAACGGCCACCACGGCCACAAATTTGGGCGGTGGCGCATCGGGTTCGGTTCCATATCAAACGGCCGCTGGCGCCACTTCCTTCCTGGCTGTTGGCAGCAATGGCCAGGTGTTGACCTTGGCTTCGGGGGTTCCGACCTGGGCGACGCCTACGGTTGGCACGGTCACGTCGGTTGGCGGCACGGGTACGGTGTCCGGAATCAGTTTGTCCGGCACGGTTACCACCAGCGGCAATTTGACTTTAGGCGGCGCTTTGGATTTGTCGGCGCCACCCGCAATTGGTGGAACGACTGCAAACACAATTAGAGGCACAACAATCACGGCCACAACCAAGTTTGTTGGCCCTTATTTTGACGCTGCCACAAGTGCTGGCGGTGCATTGCGTAATTCAGGCGGCACGGCCCAATTGCAATGGGGTGCTGGTGGTGGCAATAATTTGACTTTGGATGTTTCCACAAACATCAACGGTGCAAATGCACAAATTGACATAAGCCCCACGGGAACCGGCCACGTTCACATGAAGCCAACAGGAACTGGTGCAATTGAAATTGCCCCAACCAGCCTTGGCACAATCAACAATATGTCAATTGGTGCGACTACGGCATCAACAGGCAAATTCACTACGATTGATTTCAGTAGCACGTTGGCGGTGTCCGGTTCAACCGGTTCGGCTGGCCAGGTGTTGCAGTCAAATGGCGCCAGCGCCCCGACTTGGGTGACGCCCGTGGCTTACGCGACGGTGACCGACGACACGACCACAAACGGAACCAGGTATCCGCTGTTTGCAGATCAGACAACCGGAAACTTGACCACACAATATGTGTCGTCCACCAAATTCCAATTTAATCCGTCCACCGGCACATTGTCGGCCACGGTGTTCAGCGGATCGGCTGCCAGCCTGACAAACGTTCCGGCTGGCCAATTGTCCGGCACGATCCCTTCGGGTGTCCTGGGCAATTCGACGGTTTACATTGGCACGACGGCCATTGCGTTAAATCGCGGCAGCGCCAGCCAATCGTTGACCGGCGTGAACATTGACGGCAGCGCGGGAAGTGCAACAAACGCAACAAACGCAACAAATGTTGGCATCACGGACGACACTACCACGGCCGCGGAAATGTACCCAACCTGGGTGACGACCACCACGGGAAACTTGCCGGTCAAGGTGTCTTCGACTAAACTGAAATTTAATCCATCAACAGGCGTTTTGACCATGACCGGTGGAACTGGCGGGGGCAACTTTTAATGACAACAAAATGGAAAATCTTGGGCATTGATTCACCCGATGGGGAACTGATTACCCAGGCAAAATACTTTGCAACCGTCAGCGACAAGGATTTGGTTGTTGAAACGGAAGGCTTTTGGACGTTTCAAGAACCAAAACTGAACGTTGCGTTTGCGAATGTGACGGAAGACATGATCGTGGCCTGGATTCGGGCCGAAACAATGCAAGACGGCGCCAATATGGTGGAAGCGCGTTTGGCTGAACAATTGGACGCGTTGAAAAAACAGCGCGTGACACCGCTACCTTGGGCGCCCCAGGTGTTCACACCGGAGATTTAAGACATGGCCCAAACCGGATACACGCCAATTCTGATTTACAGCAGCACAACGGCCGCAACAGCGCCAGCCGTTGGCAATTTGACCAACAGCACGTTGGGTTCAGAACTGGCCATCAACATCACCGATGGCAAATTGTTTTACAAAGACAATGCCAACGCCATCCAGGTGATCGGATGGAAAACCACGCCCACCACCGCGGGCGGTACGGGCTTGACTTCATACACCGCGGGCGATTTGCTTTATTACGCAACCGGCACAACGTTGGCAAAATTGGCTATTGGAACAACTGACTACGTAATGACCAGCAGCGGTTCGGCGCCACAATGGTCGGCATTTTTGAAAGCCACGGCTGGCGGTACTGGCCAAACAGTTTATGCCGTTGGTGACATTCTTTATGCGTCAACCACAACGGCATTGTCAAAACTTGCCGACGTGGCCACGGGCAATGCGCTTATTTCTGGCGGTGTGGGCGTTGCACCATCGTATGGAAAAATTGGTTTAACCACCCATGTCAGCGGCACATTGCCGATTGCCAATGGCGGCACTAATTTGACCAGTTACACGGCAAATCAAATTCTTTATGCAACCGCAACCAATACGTTGGGGACAAATTCAAAATTAACGTTTGACGGAACTACGTTTAGATTGGCGGGGGCAACGGCAACCCAAACTGAACTTGGATACAACACCGCAACCTGGGTTTTAGCCTTGTCCCAAGTTGAAAATAATTCATATCAGCGATTTAAATGCAACATTATTTATGCGTCAACAGAAACGGTGGTTAGAGTTACCGTTTCAACCACACCTAATTCTGGCATCGGGTGGACAGGTTCAAGTGTTGGACTTTTTGTTATTCGTAGAAATGCTACTGGCAACGCGTTGTCTTCCACTATTCAAATCAACAACTTTGGAAGTGGTTTTAGGTTAATGACACCAGAAATTTCTGGCACAGAAGTGATATTTGGCATAAACACTAGCAACAACGGAACTGGCACGACAATATCTGGCACGGTGTTGGTCGAATGTATAACTGAATCACCTGGGTCGGGCGCATTTGATTGGACGGCAATTGCCGCTGGAACTGCTGCTGGTGGTACTACCTACGCCAGCACATTATTTGCAAACAATGACAGCATTTTGATGCCTGGGGTTTACAACACAACTGTTGGGGCAACAAACCGCGACGTATATGTGGACAGCACAGGTTACATTGGGTATGTTTCCTCAACGCGAGAATCAAAAACAAACATCAATTCATTGGGCAATGTTGATTGGCTGATGGATTTGGAACCCGTAACTTTCAACCGAAAAGTTATAAATCAAAATCGTGATTTGCCAAGTGATCCATTGTATTTGAACGATCATTATGACGAATTGGAATATGGTTTGATTGCTGATGATGCTGTTAACGTCAACAAAGAGTTGGTGTTTTACGATCAAACGGAAAATGGCCCTGAATTGCGCGGAATACATTATTCCAAACTTGTCACCCCAATGTTGAAAAAAATTCAGGAATTGACAAAACAGGTCAATGAATTGAAAGCAAAAATCGGATAAGGAAAAAATATGAGCGTTAATCTTTCATTGTTTGCTGGCGCTGGTTGGCAGTTTTTCAGCAATGACGGTGTGCCGCTTGCGGGTGGAAAAATTTATTCCTACACCGCTGGCACAACCACGCCGCAAACGACATACACAACGTCCATTGGCAATGTTGCACAAGCCAATCCGATTGTGCTTAACGCATTCGGTCGATGCAATAACGAAATTTGGTTGACTGCCGGTGTATCGTATAAATTTGTGTTGAATGATTCCAGCGATACGTTGATTGGCACATACGACAACATCGACGGCGCAAACGATGTGACGGCCGCCCTGGCCGTTATATATGCCGACTTTGCCAACACCAGCGATGTGGCCAAAGGCGATGCGCTGGTTGGTTTTAAACAATCCAATTCATCTGGCGTATTAACTGGTGCAATTGGTAGAACTGTCCATCAAAAATTTCAAGAAATGCTTAGCGTCAAGGACTTTGGCGCAACTGGTGATGGGGTAACGGATGATTCTGGCGCATTGCAAGCGGCAATTACTGCGGCTGGCGCACAGAATGCAACGCTATACATTCCAGACGGGACGTATTACTACACCAGTTTGTTGGTTATTTCTAATCCCATGACCATAACAGGCGATGGTTATGGCAGTCAATTAAAGCCAAACACGCCAAGCGGCAACAACATTCGCGTCAATGCAAGCAATGTGTTGATTGAGAAAATACGCATGGAAGGCACAAGCCCTGGCGGGTTTAATGTTGGTTATTCTGGTTTAGTTACAAACGTGACATTTCAAAATTGTTTTTTTAAAGACATTGGCCAATGTGTTTGGATTTGGACTGCTAAAGATGTGACCGTGCAAAATTGTGTTTTTGACACAACTGGTTATGGCGTAATTCAACAGTATGGATATGTCAGCAGTTTTGTTTTGGTTGACAATTGCATTGCCAGAAACATGAAGGCCGATTTTGTTGAGGCCAATTGCGGAAGTTCAGCGCCATCGGAAGCATGGACAATAACCAACAACATTTATGAAGGCGCAAAAGATTTTCCAACTTCACAGACGGAACAGCGTTTCGTCGGAATTACATCCGTTAAAAATGTAATTATTTCTGGCAATAACGTTCAAAAAGCCAATGGCGATGCGCCTATCCATTTGGAAGATACGCTAGGCGAAACAATTATTTCCAACAATATTATTGATAACTGTCTATGTACTGGCGGGAATAGCGGCTATTTATATTTGCTAAATAATGCCGAAAACGTCATTATTGAAGGCAATATGTTTTTTCGAACGGACGCAAGTTTAGCAACGGCATTTGCTGTTGATGTAACCAGCGCAAGTTATAGCAACAATATTCAATTTATTGGAAACAGAGTTGTTGGTGGTGGCGCATCGGGCAATTTTGGTTTTATGAATGCGGGCTTCCATAATGGAAGAACAATTATTTCTAACAATATGTTTGTGAGTTTAAATGTTGTAATGAACATGAACAATACACAAAATGTTTTGTTTACTGGAAATTACATAGATTTATGCAACAATGGTTTATATTTTGCGGCATCACCTACAGGCGGAGATTTGCAGAATTTTACCGTTGTAGGAAATACATTTTTAAACACGGTGGGGACATTTGATATTCGCGCAACTACCAATTCAAATGGAACGTTGCCACCCATAGATTGGCTAGTCAATGCAAACGTGTTTTCTAAGAGTGTAACAATTGGGGACGCTGGTGCGGGTGCGCCATACAACGCCACAAATATCACCATCACCAATAACGTATTTAACAGCACGGCATCCTTAACCACTCCAGGCACTCCAACCAATTTGGTTCGATTTGGGAATGTGTTTCAAACGGCTGGCACAGCGCCAAGCCCAACGGTTCCAGGTTTGTCAGATTACGCCAATGATGCCGCTGCCGCCGCTGGAAACATTCAAATTGGCGGGATGTATCGCAATGGTTCCGTTCTTCAAGTGCGCGTGACGTAAGGTAAAAAACATGACTAAGCCCATAGACATCATCACCCGCGCCATGAAAGATATTGGCGCGTTGGCCGCGGGCGAAAACCCGACGGCCGACGAAGCGCAAGACGCGTTCGATTTGTTGAACGATATGTGCGCTCAATGGTCAAATGAAAACATGATGGTTTTTTACAAAACCGAAATCATTTTTCCCGTCGTTCAAAACCAAACGCAATACACCATTGGCCCAGGTGGCCAGGTCGGTTGTGCCTTTACCGGTTCGATCAGCGGCACAACTTTGACTATTCCCACCAATGGCGTGACTTCAGGCGCCATTACAATCGGCCAAACGTTGACGGGAATTGGCATTGCAGCCGGAACCACGATTGTGAACTTTAACAGCGGCGGCGGTGGCAATGTCAATGAGGCCGGAACTTACACATTGAGCCAAAATGCCACAACGCCAAATCCTATTTTTACGGGGTCAATCAGCGGAACCACACTTACGGTAAGCGCAATTTCCGTTGGTTATTTGGGTGTTGGTTGCGTTGTCAGCGGAAGCGGCGTCACTAACGGAACCACGATTACCGCAGTTATATCGGCATCGGGTGGTGTTGGGACTTACACCGTTTCGGCATCACAAACTGTTGGCAGCATTGCAATGACGGGGACTGTTACCCCTTTTCCAATTTCGGGTTACTACGAACGCCCTTTGACATTGGAATCGGCGTTTGTGCGCGTGACCACCACCAGCAACGGCGCCCCAATCTACGGCGGCGGCCTGGACTATCCCGTGGCCATTTTTGCTTTGGAACAATACGAATCCATTGGCTTGAAGCAATTAAACGGCCCCTGGCCAAAAGGCGTGTATTACCAGGCAAGCGAAAACCTTGGCACGATTTACGTTTGGCCAAACCCCGCCCAAGGCGAAATGCACTTGTTTGCAACCACCATTTTCCGCGAATTTTCGGATTTGTATAACACCATTGCATTGCCCCAGGGCTACAACATGGCGTTGCGGTGGTGTTTGGCTGAACGAATGTTGCCCATGTATGGCAAGATGAACCAGGTTCAAATGGCCATGATAAATTCATTGGCAGCACAGGCTAAATCAACAATTAAGCGCACCAATATGCGGCCCCCGCAAGTGGCGCGTTATCCTGACACGCTGTTGATGGGCAAATCAAAAGATGCCGGTTTCATCATGGACGGAGGGTTTGCATAATGCCTGACTTTGGTTTTGTGGGCGCTTCCTACGAAGCCCCGTCAATCTACCAGGACGCGCAAGAGTGCATCAATTTTTACCCTGAAATTGACCCCACAAAACAGCCTGGAAGCCGCGGCGTTGTTGCGCTGTACCCAACCCCTGGGTTGGTTGAGGAACTGGCCTTGTCGCCAGCGGAAGTGCGCGGGATGCGGGCTTTGTCCGGTAGTCAGTATTTGGTAATCGTCGTTGGAAGCCTTGTTTACAGCGTTACCACGGCTTTTGTGGCCACGCAAATTGGAACGTTGACCACCACCAGCGGCCAGGTTCGAATTACCGACAACGTGACCACCAATAACGGTTTAACCGCATACATTGTGGACGGCCCCAACCGGTATACATGGATTGCGTCCAGCAACACATTTGCCGTATTTCCGGTAACGGATGGTTTGTGGCAAGGTGCGACTTCTACCGACACGGTGGATTCATACATTATTTACAATGAGCCAGGAACGCAAAATTGGGCGGCAACAAACCTTGGCCTTGCCGTGACCACCACGGGCAACTACGGCAGCAAAGACGGCGCCCCCGATAGCCTGGTGGCTTTGATTGTTGACCACCGCCAGGTTTATTTGCTTGGCGAAGTCACAACCGAAGTTTGGGTGGATGTTGGAAGCACAATTTCGGGCCTGACAACTTTTCCGTTTCAGCGGATCAGCGGCACAACCATGCAACATGGATGCGCGGCCAAATATTCGGTGGCCAGGTTTGGCGAATCATTTATGTTTGTCACCCGCGACACCCGCGGCCAAGCCATCATTGGCGCCATCAACGGTTATACATTGGTGCGAACTTCCACCCACGCGGTTGAACAAACTTTGATTGGCGTGGATGTGTCGGATGCAGTGGCTTACACCTACCAAATCCAAGGCCATGAAATGTATGTTGTGACCTTTCCATCAATTGATTTGACATGGGTTTATGACCTGGCAACGCAACAATGGCATAAATGGTTGTCATGGGATGAAGATGCGGGCGAATATTATCGTCACCGGTCAAATTGTTATGCGTTTTTTGCTGGCAAAAATTTGGTTGGCGACTTTGAAAACGGCAAAATTTACAGTTTAAACAATGCGGTTTATACCGACAACGGTTCAACAATTCGTCGTTTGCGTCGCGCAATCCACCTGACCAGCGACTTGCAGCGTCAATTTTTTGAAGAATTTCAAATCCAATTTCAACCTGGCGTTGGACTTGCAACCGGCCAGGGCGACGATCCCCAAGCCATGTTGCGTTGGTCAAATGACGGCGGTTCAACCTGGTCAAACGAACATTGGGTAAGTATTGGAAGAATCGGCCGTTATCAAAACCGCGCTATGTGGCGCCGTTTGGGCTGGTCGCGTAATCGCATTTTTGAAGTGGCGATTTCCGATCCAATCAAAGCCGTGATTGTTTCCGCAAACCTGAAGGCGTCCGTAGGGGATAACTAATGGTCGCCCCAAATCCAACATCTTTTACAAATATTCGATTCCCGCAATCGCCATTTCTTGATCCGACGACAGGAAGGCCAGCGCGTGAATGGATCATTTGGCTGCAAAGCCCTGATGTTTTGTCGGCCAACATTGCTTACATCACAATCACGGGCGGTTCAATCAGCGGGGTGGGGATTTTTGATTCTGTAATCAACAGCACCACAATTGGTTTGACAACGCCAGCCGCGGGAAAGTTTACCAATTTGACGGCCTTAAACGGTATTGGCGGGGGTACATTTTGAACGAAATCATTTCATCACCCACGCGGGATCAAATCGACCAACTTCAAGCCGAAATGGTCAAGATGCCCCAGGCCGAATTGCAAACTGAGCATTATTTTGTGCCTGGGATGTATTGCCGACGCGTGTATCGTCCAGCCGGAACGCTGATTGTGGGCAAGGTTCACAAACACCCACACTTTTTTTTGTGCGCCAAAGGCGAGATAATTGCTTGGACAGAAAACGGAATGAAAAAACTTCAGGCTGGCGACGTTGTTGAATGCAAGCCTGGAACAAAGCGGGTAACCCTGGCCACCCAAGATTCGATTGGGGTAACGATCCACAAGACGGAAGAAACCGAATTGGACAAGATCGAATTGGAACTGGTCGAACCGGATGAAGCGTCGATGTTTGATTCAGGCAATAAATTGAAACACATCATTGACGAAATGAAAAAATTAGAAGGGGAATGATATGACATTCGTTGCAGCAGCAATCGGGGGCGCTTTAGGCTACGGTGTGGCCGGTACGTTGACCGGTGCAGCAATTGGCGCCGGTATTGGCGGCCTAATTGGCAGCAGTCAAAGCCAGGCCGGTGCAGCCAAGGATGCGGCATCTTTGCAAGCGGGGGCAACAAACGAAGCGGCCCGATTGCAATATTTGACCGGTCAAGATTCAATTGCCTTTCAAAAGGAAATGTTCCAAAAACAATTGGAACTAGGCAAGCCTTATCGAGAGGCGGGTTATGGGGGGTTGACGCGACTTAATGAAATGTTGCCAAGCCTTACATCACCGGTGACCGCGGCAGACATTCAAAATATGCCTGGCTATCAATTTGCCGTTCAGCAAGGAACCGGCGGGGCCATGCAGGGCATGAACGTTGGCGGCGGTGGATCGAACGTTCAACGCGCTGGCCAAAAGTTTGCCATCGACTACACGATGGGAACCGCTTTGCCACAGTTGATGCAGCAAAAACGCGATATTTACAACACTTTGTCGGGCGTGGCCAACATCGGTCAAATGCAACCTGGTGCTGGCGCGGCTGCCGGAACACTTGGAACCAACGTTGCCAACACCATGCAAGGAACTGCAACCAACATTGGCCAATTGGGCGTTGCTGGCGCAAATGCTTTGGCGTCCGGTCAAATCGGCGCAGCAAATGCCAATGCCAATTTGTTTGGGCAATTGGGCAATGCTGGCATGATGTACGCGCTTTTGGCATAAGGAAAAAATTATGGATTTAAACATTACACCAGTTGCCGGACAAATCAAACCCGCTACCAATATGTCGTTGGCCGATATGGTCAACATTGGCCGCGGCGTTCAGTCTTACAAAAGCGGGCAAATTGCGCTTGAACAGCAAGACATTGGAAACCAGGAACAACGCGCCGTTGCTGACGCCATCAAACAAAATCCCAATTTGTTTATGACCGACAACAGCCTGGACATTGAAAAAGCCAAAACAATTCTTCCGCAGTTGGCGCCTAGGACTTATCCGGATATGTTGCAAAAATACACAACCATGTCCAAAGCGGAAACCGAAGCCAAATTTGCAAAGCAAAATTTGACGCAAGATCAAAAAAATCTTGTCGGTCAAACCTTTAACATTTTGGGCAAGGCTGGCATTAAAGACAAAAACACATATTTTGGCGCGTTGGATGATTTGGTAAAAACCAATCCAAACAATCCCGATTTGGGGAGGCTGGTGGATTCGTACAAAAAGATTTGGAACGAATTGCCCGAACAAACGCCCTGGGATCAATTGGCCCAAACCGGCGCCCAAACTTTGTTGAAGGTTCCAACTCAAGAAGAATTATTTGGTCAAAAGCCTGGCACTATTAGCACGGGCGCAGCCACATTTCCAACAGTCACCACGCCTTCCGTTGCCGGTCAAGAGCCGCGCCAAAAAGTTGGGCAGATTCCTTTGGTTACCGCGCAACTACCGCCAGGTTCGATAATGGAACCAAGTGGCCGCGTTGACATGAACAACAACCCAATGGCTTGGGTAAGAGATCAGCGCACCGGCCGAGTTTTGGGCGAAGTCACCATTCCTGGTGGACTTCCTGAAAATCAAATGCCTGGCGCACAAATGCCGGTTACCGGCGCCCCCGCCATGAATATGCCGCAGCCGCAGCCGCAAATGCCAGGCGGCCCCGTTGTTGGCGGCCCAATGCCTTTGCCGCCGCCTGGCCAACCCCTTGCACCGGCTGGCCAACCATTGGCCAATGCGCCAGCACGTATGCCCCCTGGCGAAAATGCCAGCACATTAGAAGCCGCAACAAATTTGCGCTTAAAAACGCGAGAATTGGCCCAACAAGTTGGCGTCCAACAATTTAACAGCGACCAAATCATTAAATTGGCTGACGATGTAATTTCCGGCAAAGGCGCCGGAACAATTGCCAATTTGACCGGTGGTTATGCTGGCTTAAACGGACTTGGAATTGGCGGCAAAAACGCAACCAACCTTCAACAATTGGGCCATTACATGGCGCTGCAAACGCAAGCCTTGACGGCCGGAACTGGCCTTGGCAATACTGACGCTGGCCGAGCCATTGGCGGTCAAATTGCTGGCGACATTCAATGGACGCCCGAAGCCATCAAACAAACTGCCCGCGTAAACCGCGCCCTTTCAACCGGTACTGAATTATTTGCCCAGGGCGTTGACAACGCGTTTACGCGATCAAAAGGCAATCCATTTGCAGCGGCAGAATTTCAGCAGCGATGGTCAACAGCCCTTGGCAACGATGGCATAAATGCAATTCGTTTGTATGATGCTATTCGGAAAAAAGACAATGAAGCAATCAAGGAAGTGGTAACCCAAGCCGGTGGCGCTGATTCGGCTGGTTATCAAAACCTGGTCAATAAAATTGGACAAATGCAAAAATTGATCGGGGGCAAATAATGGAAACCTTGAACCTTGCCGACATTGACAATGCGGTGGGGCAAGCGTTTGGCCGAAAACCAAAAGCCGCACCGCAGCCAGCCACGCAACAAAGCCAGCCAAGCCAAGTAAATTTGGAAGGGTTAAATCCCGCATTGCTTTCCAATTTGCAAAAAGCCCAGGCGGCTTATAAGCAAGAATTTGGCACGGATATGCCAATCACCAGCGGCGTTCGCACACGCGCTGAACAACAAAAATTGTTTGACCAAAGCAAAGCCGGAAAGCCTGGCATTTATTCGCCCATAGACCCCGCCAGCGCCCCAGGGCAGCCCGCATTCCACACCGAAGCCGTGGACATATCATCCAAGGTTCCCGAAGAATTCCTGAACCGTTTTGGCATCCATCGGCCACTTGGCAAAAAAGACCCCGTTCATGCGGTGTTGATGCCTGGCCAAGTGACTGGCACAGAAATGCCCCAAGGGTTTGCCGATTTCAACCCGCAAAATATTAACGCGGCGGTGCAAACGGCGTTAAACGAAAAGGTTGAAGAAAAGCCCCGCGGCGTAGTTGGCAAGGTTGGCCAATTCCTACGCGGCCAAGGCCGTGCAGCCGCCAGCGTAGCCGACGTTGGCATAAATGCAATTACCGGAACAATGGACGTTTTGGCTTATCCGCTGGCGCGGGCTTATTACGGCACACAAATGTCGCCTGAAGCAGCCGAAGCCAAAGCCAAGGCCGAAACCACCAGCCCCAAAGACGTTGTGGGCCGCGCTTTTGGCGTTACCGAAACGCCGGAATACAAAGGCGAAGCCAGCCGACAAGTTATGGATTACATTGGCGCCAATTTGGAAAAAGGCGTTGATGCAATTCAGAAAGGTTTGCAAAGCCAGGGAATCAACATTCCCAAAGGCGACGTGGAAAACATGGTCAACCAGGCCACGTTCTTGATTCCTGGTGGCGCCAAAGCAATTGCCAAAACCAAGCCCGTTCAAGCCGTCACCGGTGCAATTGGCCGCGAAGCCGGATACGTTGGCCAGGCTGTTAAAGCCGTGACGCCTGAACCCGTCCAGCGCGTTGTTGGTGGCGTCGTTGAAGCAATTGCGCCTGGCACTACCAACATCAAACCAAAAGCGGCGCCAGCGGCCGTTCCTGGCACGCCGGAAGCGCCTGGCGTTGAACTTAAACGCAACGTGGACGAATTAGATCAGCGTTATCAGGCCGAACGCCAGGCGGCAACGCAGCCAGCCGCGCCAGGTCAACCAGCGCCAGCACAACCCGCCGCGTCGCCACTTGGAACCAGCAAGCCGACCACGCCTGACGCGCCGTTTTCCGAAGTCAAGTATGCCGAAAATGGTTTGCCGTTGGACGAACAGTATGCCCGCGCCCAAACAATAAACCGCGTTTTGGGTTCGGATCATGCCGCCGACTTGGCTGCCATTGAAGGCAAAGGCAAAGAACGCGCAACCAATTACGCCACGTCAAACACCGACACGGCCACCGGCAATTTTTTGAAAGAAAAGTTTGCCGACGAACAAAAACGCCTGGCAGATTTTGCCGAACGCCAGGTCAAAAACACCGGTGGCACGGTTGGCTTGGACGAAAGCACCGTTTACAAGCGCGGCAACACACTTTTAAAACCGTTGGATGGTTTAAAAAATTATTTTGACAAAGCGACTGAAAAAATTTACGCCGAACGCAATGCAATTGCCAAAGATATTCCCGTCGAATCCAACAACATTTTAAAAGTTTTGGGCGACGAATCGCTGACGTTGGCCAACACCGAATCCATTGGCTTGACCAACATTGCTAAAGCGCGAATGAAGCAATTGAAAATGATTGACAAAGATGGAAATCTATTGCCAACCGATGCCAAAACAGCAGAAAATTTCCGTCAATTCCTCAATGAAAATTACGACCGAAAAAATGCCAATTTGCACCGCAAATTAAAAGAAGCGGTGGACGAAGACGTGCTGGCCAATTTGGACACAAACACCCCGCTTTACAAAGATGCACGGGCTTTAGTTGAACTTCGCAAAAACACTTTGGACAATCCAAACGGAATTGCAAAAATTTTGGATTCTGAAGGGCCAAATGGAATAAATCGTAAGGTTCCGATTGAAAAAGTCGCGCAAACAATTGCCGATATGCCGGTGGATCAAATAACCCATGTTTTGGATACTTTGAGAAATGTCCCGCCGGAATTGCAACCCCAGGCCACGGCCGCGTTGTCGGAAATCAAAGCGCAATTTGCCAACCGCGTTGCGGAACAAAAGACACCGCGCCAGTTGACCAAATACATGAACGACAACCGCGAGGTAATGAACCGTGTATTTACGCCTGACGAAATGGCCAATCTACGTGATTACCACAATGCCGTTCACATCCTGGCCACCGACACAGGTTACAAAGGCGCAGCCGTTCAAAAAATCAACGTGGAACAAAAACTAGGTTCCAAGATCAAAGAACAATTGTTGCAAAAAGGCGCGGCAACTATTGCTGGTGTTGGTACTGAAGCCGCAACGCTTGGATCAACCGCTGGCGCAGCCGGAACAACCGCCGGTTTAATTACGAATGAACTTTTAGGGCAACGTACCGCTAGAAAACAAGCCAAAGCACAGGCCCAGGCCGAACAAAAGGCATTTGAAAACACGCAACAGCGTTTTGTCCCCATCCAAGATTTGATTAAAAAATGAACGATATGGCACAAGCAGAAATTGATCCCGTGAAATACGGCGTCCTTTGGCAAAAGGTTCAGGACTACGAACGCCGGTTTGACGACATGGACAAAAAAATGGACAAGATGGAAGCCCAATTGGAAAAATTGGTGGCCTTGGCTAACCAGGGTCGCGGTGGCTTTTGGGCTGGAATGGCGTTTGTATCGTTTGTTTCAAGTGCCGTGGGGTTTGCAATTAGTTGGATGAAGGGCCATTGAAATGAGTGAGGAAAAAATCCAAGCAATGGAAAGCAAAGGGCAATTGATTGAAAAAATCACTTTTGCTTTGCTGCCGTTGTTGTTTTCGTGCGTGGTTTACCTTATGTCGGCGCTGTCAAACTTGGCGCACGAAGTCACCATCTTGAACAGCAAAATCAGCCTGGTTGTGACGAGCGACAACAAGCAAGCAAGCAACACCGGCGCCGAACTGGCCCGCGAAAAATTGCGCCAGGATTTGGAAAAAGAAATCCAGCGCAACCGTGACCAAATCGCCGAAAACCGGATGCACATTGCCATCCTGGAAGAAAAAACGCACGTTTCAAAACCAATCAAAACCCTGACGGGAAAGGACTGATATGTTTGGACTTGACGCATTGCTGAACGTTGGCGGGAAGTTGATCGACAAATTGATTCCCGATCCTGAAGCCAAAGCCAAAGCCCAATTGGACTTGGCCAAAATGGCCCAGGATGGCGAACTGGCCAAGATGGCCAACGAAACAAAATTGTTTGAAGTGGAAATGAACAACGTGTCGGATCGCTGGAAAGCCGACATGGGTTCCGATTCTTGGCTGTCCAAGAACATTCGGCCAATGGCGCTAATTGCCATTTTTGTGGCTTACTTTGTGTTCACAATGATGAGTGCATTTGGATACAACGCCCAAGAATCATACGTGCAATTGTTGGGCCAATGGGGTCAAATCATTTTCCTGGCTTACTTTGGCGGCCGCACGGTTGAAAAACTTGCCGACATGAAAAGCAAAAAATGAATTTGTCTGAACATTTTACCCTGGAAGAATTGACGCACACCGACCACCGCGAACTGGACAATACCCCCACGGATGCGGAAATGGCCAACCTGGTTCGCTTGGCCGATTTCCTGGAAGAAGTCAAAACCGTGTTGGGCGGCAAGCCGGTGATGGTGAATTCGGCGTTTCGCAGCAAAGCCGTCAATGATGCGGTTGGATCAAAAGACACCAGCCAGCACCGTATTGGCTGCGCTGCCGACCTTCGCATTCCTGGCATGACGCCCGACCAGGTGGTGAAAGCCGTCATTGCGTCGGGCATCAAATACGACCAGGTAATCCGCGAATTTGACCGCTGGACGCACATAAGCATCCCAAACAAAGACGGCGACAAACCCCGACGCCAAGCCCTGATTATTGACAAGGCCGGAACACGGGCATTTGTCTAGCGTTTCATTTGCCGGACAAACACCGCAAACGACGCCGCGGTGTCGCCCAGGCTTGTCATTTTTTCAAATTCCGCGGCCACTTCATCCAGAACGTGATTGCGAAGCGCCAATTCTTTGCATTTGCCTGGCGCGGTGCAGCCGGTGGTGTAACAAAGTGGACAAACCCACGGTTCGGGCAAAGCCGCCCCTGATTGCAATTGCTGTTGCATGGTGGGCATTCCTTAAAGTTTGATCGCATTCAGATTGAAATTGTCGGCCATCACTTCGTCGTAATTGAAATGGCGGCCAAAGCAATCCCTAAATGAAACGCATTCGTCCGACCAACCTTCGACAACATTTTTGTAAATGTATGCCTTTTTTGGAACGGTAATGCTTCCAACGACAAAATGCAACCCTTTGGCCGTCAGGCGCCAAAGCCCGTCGGATTTTTTGGTTTTGTCTTCCCTGGTTCCGGCCGATTCCACCAACCCCCAATGTTGGGTTGTGGTGTAAGTTTTGCCGCGCAGCATCCAGCGCGGGGCCGTGCGGGGAATATCTATCCATCCATCTTCATCACAAGCGGCCCTGGAAAGCCACAAAAGCCCCAGGGCGCGGGTTTCGTTCATGCCTTGAGGGCTTACCTTGCCCCACTTCCCGCAACAGGGGCAATTGCCCCCGTCGCCTTCAATGGTGGCCCGCCAGTTGGTTTTCAATTGCGAAAGGTATTGGCCTTCGTCGCCAAAAAAATCCAATTGCATGGCCAACCCCTTAAAACTGCATATCGTCGTGC